GGCGGAACAGGCCGCCTGCCGTCATGCTGTTGTCCCGGATGTCCCGGATGGTCACGGTGCCGTCGGCTCCCCGGCTGTAGCGTGTCAGGGCGGAAACACTGGTCAGGCAGGCCAGCTTGTAGTTGTTGACCTTGCTGATGAGCACCATGCCGCCCATGAGGCCGAAGGATCTCAGATCATAGATCAGCTGCATGGCGTTGTTTTCTTCCAGCAGCACCGTGGGATCATAGCCGGTGACGGAGATCAGATCCGGCTCAAAGGGCACGTAAAAGGACAGGGTGTCCTCTCCCGTTCCCTCTATGACGGCAGAGAAGTGCCGGGGGCTGTCCCCGATGGCTTCGTTGACGGTGACGATGGGGCCGGTCAGAGAGGTTTCCGCACTGGCCTGACCCACATACTGGACGTTCAGTTCCAGCCAATACCACTCCAGATTGACGAGGCTTCCCGTCAGGGTCAGTACGGCGTCTCCGTACCCGTCGTAGGACAGGAGGCAGTAGGTGGGGTCACTGGTATAAAAATGGGTGACTTTCGTTTCTCCGTCCTCCCCCAGCAGCACCGCCACCAGATTGGATCGGACGGTGCTGAGGCCCCGAAGCCGCAGAACAAACGGCTCTCCGGGCAGGTGGTGACAGGGGATCTTCAGAATGTTGACCTCCGAATTGGCGGTTCTGGACACCACGTTGTTGGACACTGCGATCTTGTGATCCACCGTCACGCTGGCAGGATGATAGAGATTGGTGAAACAGGGCGGCTCCACACAGACGTCAATGTTTCTGTCGCAGTACTTCCCTGCCGTGGCCAGAGTGGTGGTGCCGTGGGTATGAACCTGCACCTGTGTGTTTGTCATCCTGCCACCTCCCCGTCATAGACCGGCAGAGCCGCCACCACGTCCCTGACCATCTGGGCTTTGTCGTCTTCGGTAAAGTAGTCCACGCCCCTGACCGGGGCGGCGCCGGTGTCCCCCTTGTCCCCCTTGTCGCCCTTGTCGCCCTTGTCTCCTTTGGCGCCGGGGGCGCCGTCCTGTCCCGGCTCCCCCGGGTCGCCTTTTTCTCCCTGAAAGGCGCCGGAGGCCAGCTTGTCCTCCACCTCCGTCACCAGCGCCGTGGTCTGGGAGATCAGCTTGGTCAGCGCCGTGACCTCCTGCGCCGATTCCACCGAATCCCCCTCCTGATAAACCGTGGGGTCCACCAGCAGGGTGAACCGGGGGCTGGTCAGAAGTCGGTCGTCGGCGCCGTAGAGCCGAAGCTCACAGTCGGCCTGTCCCGGGGCGGCGGTGGTCTGGGGCGTCATTTCATAGACGATGGTGCCGCCGTCGATGGTACAGCCGTTGAACACCACCGCCCCGTCCGGCTTCCGGGCGGTAAAGACGGCGGTGCACTCGGCGGAAATGGGGTAGGGTCTGCCGGCCTCCGTCAGGCAGGCCAGCAGACGCCGCCCCGTGTCTCCCTGCTTGACGGTCAGGCAGGTCTGGGCGCTGGCTTCGTGGATGTCAAGGGTCAGTCTGAAATTGGAGTACTCCATCTTCCCGACCTCACTTTCCCTGACGGATCTGACGGAGGTACTCCTTGAACTGCGCCGCACTGGAACCGCCGAAGCCGTTGTCGTAGAGCCAGTAATCCAGCGTCCGGGAATCCAGTGCCACACCGGGATACTTCTCGTTGTAGGCCTCCGCCTGCTGCCACACCCAGTCCTTCTTCGGCGTCTCCGTCTTGGACGTCTTGGCGGTGGAGGAACTGCTCTTGCTGGCGGTCTTGGAGCCGGAGGACGCCGCGGCGCCGTAGCGCTGCTGCCACTGGGCGTCAGACACCTGATCCCGGCTCTTTTCGTAGTCCTGCTCCTCCTGCCACTGACGCATGGCCTCGGCAAATTCCCGTTCCCACTGGGCGTCGGAAATCCGATCCCGGTCGTATCGGTATTCCATTTCCTCCCGCCACTGGCGAACGGCCTCGTCGAACTCGTCCTGCCATTTGGCGTCGGAGATCCGATCCCGGTAGGCGCCGTAGTCGAAGTCCCGGCTGTCGGTGTAGCGGTCGTAGTCCTCCCGACGCTCGGTGTCGTAGAGGCTCTGGAGCCGCTGAAGCTCCTTCTGATAGTCCTCCACCTGATCCCGGTACTTCCCGTAATCCATGGCCTCCCGGTCTCCCACCATGGCGAACTGGTCGTAGAGGGCTTCCCCCTGCCGGTCGTAGTGATCCAGCGCCGCCGTATACAGCTCCGGCAGCTTGTCTCCCAGCTGCTGCAGATAGTTCTGGTAGGTCTGCTGTCCCACGGTCTGGGCGTAGGAGTTGTCATAGCCCCCGGACAGGGCGGCGGCCTGCCCCACCGTGTCCATCATGGCCAGCTTGCCCTGCCGGGTGTACTGATCCCGGTACTGCCGGTACAGGGCGTCTGCTTCCGGATCATAGGAAAACTCCTTCCTGTCCTGCAGCTCCTTCAGAAGCCTGTCCAGCTCCTCCTGCCACCGGGACTGGTAATCCTCCGGCTTGTCCTTCTGATGGTCGGAAAGCTCCTGCCGGGCATTTTCCACCGACTGGCTTTCCTTGTAGTCGTCATATTTGTATCTTGCCATTTCCTTCCCCCTTTTCAATCGTGCCGAAGGCACACCTTCATATGCCGAAGGCATATTTCATCCACCGAAGGTGGATTTCATCCGCCCCAGGCGGATTTCATTGCGGCAGCAAAGCCGCCGCACCTCTTCCCTCTTACAAAATCCCGTAAATTCCTGTAGGCCCCTGAGAATAGCTGTTGCTGTCAAGGCTGATCGCCTCCTCCGTACAGGAAAACTCCATCACCGCCCTGCCTGCGCTTGCCATCATCAGGCCGTCCTGACGGATGCCCAGAAGGGGGACCGCCCCGGCCGTCACCAGATACAGATGGTAGTGGAGGGCGCTGTCACAGGCTGCCCCGGGGAGGGTCTGCCCTACGGAGGCCTCCGTCCCCTCCCAGAGGGTCTGCAGACCTGCGCCCCGGTTCAGATGCACCTGCCAGCCGAAGTCGATCCGTTCCGCCTGTCCCGGGGCGTACTGCCCCACGGCCAGCGCCTTTCCTCCTCCGGGCAGATGGAGGGTACAGCCCAAAGCGGCCAGCCGCTGGGTGATCAGGGAGCTGTTTCCGGCCGTATCCTCCGCCATGATCTGCACCAGATACTCTCTGGTGGGGGAGATCTCCGACGGCAGCAGCAGATCCACCTGATCGTCTTCCGTGTCCTCGGAGAGAATCTGCTGCCACGAGCCGTACTGTCCCGTGTCTGCCGGGGCAAGCCGTGCCATCAGGCGGCAGTAGTTCAGCTGCACCCCTTCGGACAGCACCTTGCTGTAGCTGCGGCTGCACTGGATATGGATGGCGGTGCCGGACTCGGATTCCATTCCGGCCGCCTTGTCCCAGCGGCGAATCCGCACCCGGCTCTGTCCCGTGGCCGGAGCCGTTCTGGGCAGGGAGTAGGGCAGGACGTTCAGGGTCAGCTCCTCGGTGCTTCGGTAGCCTCTCAGATCGGTGACGGTGCACAGTACCGTCACCGTACCGCTGACGGACAGGGCGGAGGTCGTCAGCTCCCCCTCCTCCGACGAAACGGTTCGGCTGCCGATCTGCAGGCTGTAGTCGGCAATCCGGGAACAGACCGTCTCGGCGGTGATCTCCGCCCGGATCTGACTCAGCTGTTCCACAAAGACCCCGGAGATGGCTTTCAGCGCCACCGGCTTCAGCACCACCTCCGAGATCTGAGGCCGGGTATCGGCGTTGTCCGGCACATAGAGCCGGACGGTGTAGGTGTGGTAGTCGATCATGCCTCGGTCGTCCAGCACCTCCACCCGAAGATCCAGATCAAAGGAACGGTTGGCAGGCCGGTAGGCCGCCAGCTCCAGCGGCGGCGTCCACTCCACCAGACTGAAGCCGCCCTGCTGTTCCTCGATGACGCCTGTGACCAGCTTCCCGTTTTCATCGGTCAGCCGCCACGACAGCACATAGTCGTTTTCATAGTCCTCCCGGCTGACCCAGATCTTCAGCCGGGAGCCTATTTCGTCGCCTCTGACGGAAAAAATCTCAACGCCCATCAGGCACCTCCTGTCCAACGGAAGCAAATTCCGTCTGTGGTATCCAGTTCAAACCCTCCCAGAGTCAGGGTTCCCGTGATCTGGGCATTGGTAATGAACAGCTTGTAATCGGAAATATACGCCACCGGCGTATTCTGGTTGCCGCCGTCGTAGAATTCCAGCCGGTTGGCGGTAAACCGGGCGAATTTGTTGAAGACCTCCTGTCCGTTCAGGTTGTCTCTCTGTCCCACTTCCAGACCGTAGACGGGAGTTCCGTCGTCCTGTTCCTCCAGAAGGCCTGAGCGCAGGTAGGCGTTGGTCTCCACGTAGGACTGCAGAGCGCCGGTCAGCTTCTGCAGGTTTTCATAGTTCTGGGCAATGCCTTTGGCGTTGGCTTCCAGAGTCAGAGCCGTGTCCTGCTGATAGGTGCCGAACTCCGACTGCGCCGTATAGACGCCATCCAGCCGTCGGGTGATCTCATCGGAGTAGGCATTGACGATGTCGGCAGACCTGATGATCAGCGCCTTGATGGAGGCAAAGACCGCCGCCGGGTCGGAGGGGGCTTCGGAGACGGTCACAGAGGCGGTGGGGACGTAGGCGGCTGCTGCCGCCTCGGTCAGTCCCGTGTCCAGCGCCCAGTTCAGCTGCTCCACCATCTGGTAGAGGTAGCTTTTCAGCTGACGCAGCTGCTCTTCCGCCGTGCCGCCGGACAGATGGGGAAGTCTCAGCTGCAGGCTCATGGCAGTTCACTTCCCTGTTCCATGGTTTTGGTCAAGCTGTACAGCGCCATAGGCCCCTCTCCCGACAGCCGCAGCCGCAGATGACTGCACCGCCGGGGACGGATGGGCAGAGAGAAGCTCCGCAGTCCCGTGCCGGTGACGGTACCCACCTGCTCCCAGACGCCGTCGGAGTCGTAGGAGACGGAAACCGTCATCCAGCTTCCCGGCGACAGCTGCAGCTGCAGGCTCAGCCGGGACAGATACTTGTGATCCGGGGTGGTGGTTTCCAGCTGTCCCGTCTCCGCCACCCAGGGAACCTTCGTTTCCAGCGGCAGACCGCTGCCCCCCAGCGCCAGCACCCTGCCGGTGTCCTGTTCCAGAGCGTACAGCTCTCCGCCGTGGGAGCAGAAGGCTTCCGCCGCCAGTCCTGTCTCCCGGTGCCACAGGCCTCTGGCCGTGTCATAGACCAGCAGGTGCCGTCCTCCCTCGGAATCCTCCGCCGACAGGTAGTACTTGCTGCCCCAGCTGCCGCCGACGCCGTGGAGATAGGTCTGTTTTCCCAAGGCCTCGGAAATGTCCCGGGGCAGGGAGCCGTCGTAGGCACAGACGCCGTCGGCGCTTTTGTAGTACAGGGTCTCCCCCACAATGGCAAGGCTCTTTTCACTGCCCTGCTCCACCCCACGGCACCGGGTCTCCTGAATGCGGAAATCGGAGGGCTGGCGGCCGTAGACCTTGTGGAGACAGTGCTCCTTGAAAAACAGGGGATAGCCCAGATGGGTCACCGCCCCGGTGAAGGAGCCGTCGGAGCCAAGAGAGGCGGCGTAGCTGTCGGTGGAAATGCCCATGTAGCAGTGCCAGTTCTTGAAATCTCCCAGCTTGCTGGCATAGATCTCATTGACCACCTTTCCTGAGGCGTCCTTGCCGTAGCGGCAGCCGAAGAGCCGGTTCCCTGCCTCTATGACAAAATCCATTTCCGGCATCTGCCGCCGGAGAGTGACGGCGTTGGAGAGGATCCTCGGCACGTCCAGAAGCCCTGTGACGACCACGTAATCGTCTCCCTTTGCCCACAGAACGTTGGTTCCCTCCAGTGCCTCCACCTGAGGGTCGGAAATGACATTGCCCGTTCTGTGGTCAATAAGCTCCACCCCCTTCAGCCCCGACAGCATCACGCCGTCAAAGGCGTCAAAGGCGGCGCCGATTCCGGCGGATTCCATGCGGATGTAGGTGGAGCTGACCGGCACCCACATGCCTGTGGCCTGAGAATACTGCTTCAGGCTGTGGGGCTGGGTGGAGGTATCCAGCCAGTACTGCAGGTGTCCCGGCTCCCCGGGAGGGTCGGACTGGGTGAAGGCAATGTCGTAGGCCTTGCCCTCGACGTCGCACAGGGTCATGGTCACCGGCTCCACCGTGGTGAAGGAGGCGTCCACGGTGCCCCGTTCTCCCGGCTTGGCGGTGTTGATGTACTTTCTGTCCGGCAGAATGATCACATAGGCGCCCATGGATATGAGGGTTTTCACGCCTTTGCTCAGGCCAAGGCCGTAGTGGTATTTTCCGATGACGAAGTCTGCCCCCTCCACTCTGCACAGTGCATCCTTGGCAAGAAGCCCCCGACAGTCTTTGGCCACGAATACTCCCCGTTTGCCTCTGGGCGCCAGCAGGGGATATCGGTCGGAGGTCAGGTTCTCCATGTGATAAAATTCTCCGTCCCGGATCCGGGGGCTGTGACGGTAGCCTCCGAAGACGTCCACCGTCTGCCGGGTGACCGCCGGGGCGGTCAGGGTGGGAAAATGCATGACGGTTCCTCCTTAAAAATAACGCCGGTACACCGCCTTGGGTCTGTGGCGGCCGTTGTAGTAGTTGCGAAACGCCCGCCAGGCGGCGTTGTAGTTGGTGATGGCGTTGTTGTACCGGGTCAGCTCCCCGTTGGCGTAGTCGATCTGGGCTTCCAGCCAGTAGCGGTACACCTCCCGGTGACTGTCGGGGATGAGCAGGACGGGATCTGCAGGCTCGTCTCGCTCATAGCCGGAGAAGGCCGGCAGAGCCCCCTCATGGGTCTGCAGGATCTCCCCGTACACCTTCCAGTCCAGCTGACTGAGCCACCGGCGTTTTTCCTCCACCGTACAGGTGTTGGGCTTGGCGGCGTCGATCTCATGGATGGCTTCCATCAGGGTCATCTGCCGGCCTCCTTTCTTTCTCTCAGGACTTGACTCTCTCTTCAAAGAGCATGATCTGCTCCAGCATCTTTTCCTGTGCCTGCAGGACTTCCGCCACGCAGACAGGAACCTCCACTTCCTCGCCTCTCTTGATCAGCCAGGTTCTCATGTTCACACTGACGAACACATCCTCCTGATCGGCCTTGGTTCTGGGAATGCGGATCTTGACGGTCTTTTCCTTTGCCGTCTGGGTTTTTTCAGCCATACTCATTCTCCTTTCTGCTTAGTTCTCCATGGCGTTGGCGGAGAACTCTCTGGACTTGCTCTCCACACGAACCAGATAATTGGGGATCAGGATCTCGGCGGTCTTGATGCCCTTCCAGCCCACGGAGCTGCGCTGATCCAGAGGATCGGCGGTACCTGCGGAGCCCTTCTGCTTGATGATGGTCTGCAGGCCGCCGCCGGTGATCTCCGTGACGCCGTAGGCGCCGTCACCGAAGAACAGAGAGCCGAAGAC